GCAGAAGGGTTGCCAAGATCGTCCAGCACGTCGGCCAGTTCGGCGTCCTCCGGCGACCGGTTGGCGTCGACAATGTCCCAAAAGGCCGCCGTCTTCGGTGGTGGTGCCTTGGGGTTGAACCCCGCCAGGTCCAACGCGGCGAGATAGGCCGCCACGTGGCGGTCGCCGCCGCGATCGTACCAAGTCCACAAGCCGGTCCAGTAGTCCGCGACAAAATCCTCCTTCTTGAGGTCCGACCACGCGACGCAATGCCTGCGATCGTCGGCCGGGAGGAAGATGCCATCGGCTTTGTGGTTGGTGGTAATCACGACGCCGCAGCAATTGAGCACGCTGTACTCGCGCAGATTTTTTTCATCGACACGCAGCACATCAGGCGGAGCGGCGGTGTAGGCCTTCATGTGGTCGTAGAATGAGAAGCGATTGACCTCGCCGAGGTCGCGCGCCTCGCTTACACGTAGGATGACGGCTTTGAGGAACCCATTGAAGCGGCCGAGAAGATGCTGCGGCGATACCTCGTGGCAGTTCCACGGGCCAACCGCACGCTTGACCGGTTCAAGTAGCGTATCCTTGCCAATGCCCTGCAGGCCGCCGAGCACGAGGGCGTGGTTGATCTTCTCGTGTGGCCGCTGCACTCGATGTGCACACCATTTCACGATGTGAGCTGCGTCGTCCGGGTAGACTTTGTGGATGTGGTCGAGCCAGCGCCCGGCCTCGGCGGCGTTGCCCGGCTCGATGGCCGGCGGTCGATAGAGGTTGAAGACCGTCACGCCTTTGCGGTCGATCCAGCCGCCCTCCGATATCAACCGGTCGCGCGCAATCATGGGCAAGCCCGGTGCCCATGTCATTTGCTCGACCGGCTTGTTGCGGTCGAGCCACGTGCTCGCCGATATGCGCTTTTGCTTGCCGTTGGCGTCGAGCACCGGCTTGCCGGAGCCGTCAACCAAGCCGACCGGCGGCACCCGCGCGTCTACACTGGCGGCGGGCCACATGTCGCGCGTCGGAGCGAAGATATAGCTGTGCGCGGGCATGTAGGCGAAGAAATCGTCGAGCGTCACACCTGCGGCGGATGTATCTTCGGGTTCGGCCTGCTCGATCAGCGCGTCGAGTTGTTCGCGCGTGCCCCCGGCTGCCACCCATTCGGTTAAATCCTTCTGAGGGAACGTGACGACGCGAACATGCGCCGCAACTTTTTGCAGATGCTTGGCGACTTCGACGGCGTGTTCGCGCCCGCCGCCGTGTTGATCATTGTCGGCGACAACGACAACGTCGGCGCCTTTAAAGAATCCGTCATAGGCCGAGCGCCACCTACCAATGCCGCCGCAATTTGTGGTCGCGGCATAGCCGAGCTTAACACCAGTGTGGGCGTCCTTTTCGCCTTCGCAGACCAGGACGCGCTTGCCCGCTTTGATCGCCGCGATCAGTTCAGGCAGGCGGTACAGAACCCGTCGTGTTTTTCCGAGTTTCCACTCGCCGCTCGGCAGTCGATACCGGAAGCGCTCATCTACTTCATCGGTATTGAAGCGGACGACGTCGTAGAGGTGTGCGCCGTTCTCGTCCCGGTATGGAAAGACGGCGCGGATGTCCTTCGCCCCGCGTTGCTCTGGTGGCGGCTCGGCGATGATCTTCTTCTGATAGCCGATGCGCCAAGCCTCGAAGAAGCGTTTGCCGTGCACGTCGGGCCTGCCCTTTTCGTCCGTCAGGCCCTCTTCCAGCGCGATCAGCGTAAGAGTCGAGCCGCCCCGCTTGGCGTCACGGTCGTACCAGCGCTTTTTCTTGATGTTGAAGCTGCGCCCGCTGTAGCCGTCGGGCTTGCCCCAACGCAACTCCTTAAAGTTTCTCTTGTCTGGGTGCCCCCAATACTCGATGCAGGCCGCTTCGCAGTAGATCGAGAAGTCGGGTAGGGCGATCATGCTCGGCCCCCTGCCGGCGTTGTGAGCGCGATAATCCTGTCGAGCCACGCCAGCGGGTCGTCGCCCGGCGGCGGCATGCCTTCGGCGATGGTCCTAATTTGACTGGGGAAGCGGATCAGGATGTCACTCAGGACGTAGGCGCCGTGAAAGTCTGCGTAGTTTAGGCCCGGCCACGCGGCGCCGACTTCGTCGAGTAGATCGATCAGCGAGGGGGCGCGCGACGCTATTAGAAAGCGCGCGACCCGGAAACTTCGCGGGCCGAAAGCGCCCTGCGCCGCCGCCGCTTGCGCGCGCCGCTCTGGACGACTACCGTTACCGCGTTCTGATCGGCAACAGTCAGGTAATGACACGCGGGCCGCCGCGTTCGCCGCGCGGCGGTTCGTTTTTCCGGTCATAAGCACCTACCTCAGACTGACAGCGCCGCAATCGAACACTGAAAGCGTGCGAGCTCTCGGGTTGGAGTTTGAGGCCATGACGTGCCAGCCACGCGATGACGGCCGCGCAGGCACCGGCACCAAAATTCGGGGTGTTCATCAATTCGCGCCGCGAGAGGCGTGCGACCGCGTGCGCCGCCTCAATCTCCGGCACTGACGTCAGGCTGCGACCATGGAGGAAATAAATCGCCCGGACCGGCAGGCCGTCGTACCAGTGCGGATCGCGCTTGCGCCGCTCGGCCTTCCTGACGACCTGGCGGGCGCGTTCGAGCGAAACGCCGAGCGCCTTGCCGATGGCGGCGAAGGTCCAACCGCCGCGGCGCAAAGCCAAGGCGCACTCGCGCAGGGTTTCTGATCGGGCTTCGCGGCGGATGCGCCGCTCGGCGGCCGGGGGAATAAGGGTCAGCATCCCCATTTTATGCCCCCATGGCCGCGCCCGGGTGTAGTGTTATTAAATCGGTCCCATCACTTTTTTGGCTTCCGGCGCATGTCGGCTAGCAGCCTCCGGACGGTCGGACTCAGTTTTTCAATGTCGGCTGGCGGAAGGTTGGATTTGAGTGCCGCCTCGATCCGGTCGGCCAGCCCGAGGATGGTCGGCCCCCAACCGAGCCTGATCAGCGCGTCGTAGGCGATGCAAATCCCGGTGGTGTTGCCGCGGGCGATGAACGTGATCAGGCCTTGCACGAGGCCTGCGCTCTGTATCAGCCAGCGGGACGGCTTGACGCGTTGCGCTTTCGCCGAAAACTGGCGCAGCCCACGGTCGAGATCGTCCGGGTCAACCGGCTGCGGCAGTCGGATCGTCGCCGACGCCTTGATCAGCACGCCTTCAATATCTTCGAGACCAATCGGGCCGCCTTTGGTTACCAGCAACGCGCGGCGAGCAGCGTCGAACTTTCCGAGCCCCATTTCGGTAAAAGCCCACCAACAGGCGATTGCAAATCGCTCCGGATTATTTTCGATCGATCGCCGTGGTCGACCGCGGCGGCGCTTCATGGATTACGCCCCAGCAGGATCGCGAATAAGCGCGCTGGCGGCGGCGAGTTTTGCGCTGGCTGCGGCAGTCATGGTCGTTTCGCCCTCGACTCGCCGATCGCGCGCAGCGCGTAGCGCTTGCGCCACGCCTCCATGGCGGCATCGTAGGCAGCCCACGCTTCCGGCGTGATCTTGTTGTAGCCGCCGTGCTTGGCGACAAGCTCCTGTAAGTCCGGCGCTGGATTTTCTGCCAACCAAGCGGCGTAGTCGGAGGTTTCGCTCTGAGAAAAGCCGCCGCCGGAATCGTCCGGCCGCTTTTGCTGCACGCGGACGAACGCAAGCTGCCGGATCAGTTCGCGGTCGCGCGGTAGCTGAAGCTTGAATTCCTCGATGATCTGCGCCGCCATCGCATCGTGACGCGAATCCCAGCGCAGACGTTGACGCAGCGCGGCCGGTACAATTTCGTGCGGGCCGGGCGTATGCCGCGCCTCGGCTGGGTTATGTAAATCGGGCGCAACGCTTTGTTTTGAAACGCTGTCGTTTGCCGCCATTTTGTAAAAAAGCGTAGGCGGATCAACGGGCCGAGACGGTCATGTGAACCGCATTCAAAGATCCCATGAAGGTGGCGCACGCCGGCTAGGCTGCCGGCCATCGCAAACTGGAGGATCGTTTGATGTTGCAGACAGTCGCGGCTCGGATACCCGCCGCTGTGGACTATGAGAGGACGCTCGTCCTCGCGATAGAAGTGAGTAACAAAAGTTGGGTGCTTGCGGCGCAGGCGCGTGGCTTGCCGCACACGAAAGCGAAGCGCACGATCGACCCAGAA